ACCAATCTAGAGTTGCAGAAATACCAAGCCGAAGTCGAAGCTCAAAATGTAGTGTACAAACAAAGGTTAGACTCTGAATTGCAAACGATTCCAGAGAAATTCAAAGAATATGCTAACCTTATAGTTAAAGGCGCAGGAGATCCTAGAGAAGCTTTACTTGCTCTACACCAGGCTAAAATTAATGGAATTTTTGAAGATAAAACCGTAGTGGTTAATCACAGTGTTCCAGGTGCTAAAGATGGTGCAAGAGCTACAAAAGAAAAGCTTGAAGAAGGCGAAAAGGCGGCTAGAGCTTCCATGTCTTCTAATCAAAAAATTGGCGCAGCTTTGAAGAATATCTTTAAGGACGGCCAAGAGAATCCTGCTTTTAGAACTCATAAGAAATAAATAGGAGAACCTAATAAATGGCTCAGGTAGTTACTCTATCAGATGCAGCAGCACTATCTAACAATTTACTTGTTGAAGGTATTGTTGCTGACATTATCTCAGTTGACGAATGGTTTAAATTTTTACCGTTCGTTGTATTTGAAGGTCTTGCTTATACGTTTACTCGTGAAGCAACCCTTGCTGCCGCTGACTTCGCATCACCAGGCTCAAACTTGAATCAATCCAAGTACCAAGGTGGCGCATCATTCCAGAACGTCAATGTTAACCTCTCAGCTATCATTGCTGATATTATCATCGACGGTCAGATTGAAGATCAGTTCAGCGAATCAAATGATCAACTCCAAGTGCAAATCTCTTCAAAGGCTAAACAAATCGCTCGTATTTATATGAACGCTATTGTTAATGCTCGCCGAAGCGCTTCACTTGTTCAAGCAAACAACGGTCCAATCGGTATCGCTGACCGATTCCACGGAATGGCTTCCATTCTCGATGCAGAATCAGGCAATGCTGCCGACGTTAACCATCCTTTCTTCAATAACGGTGCTGCAACTCAGTCACTCGCTCTTGTAGAAGATGATCCTAACAGTGCCCGTAATGGCCGTGCTGGCCGTGTTTATACGCTCGAAGATCTTGATGATCTTATCGACCGTGTAACCGCTGCTCGCCCTGACTTCTTGATGATGAACTCTCGTGAAATTCGTACCCTCCGCACCTTGCTTCGCAATACTGGTGGCGGTACTGATGCTCACATGATTCAGCAACAAGGTCTTGGCAACATGCGCCCAATGCTTTTTTATCAAGACATCCCTGTATTCCGTAACGACTTCGTTAGCAAAGCTGACGCAGTTAACAAGCAAGATCGCCTTTATGTATCTGCTGGTTCAGGCGCAACCACTATCGTAGTTAACTCTGCTGGTGATGGCACTGAAACTGCTGTTCTAATGAGAGGCTCCGATGGAGTTCTTTATCGTTGGAACATCACTGCAGGTGCTGGTACTACTACCCTAACGGTTGGTAACACTGGTACTTTCTTTGATCCAGAACAAAATAAAGTAGTTCCTCGTATCAACGGCAATGACGCTCTTCTAACGAACGGCCAAGCTGCTGTTCTAGCAGAACGCCTTGATGGTTCATCCATCTATGCTGGCTGCTGGGGTGAACTCAAAGGCATCGTTGGCTTTACTTCAGCTAACAATGCTGGCCTCAAGATGGAATATGTCGGTCCTCGTGAAAACGAGAACGCATACCAATATCGTATGAAATGGTATGTTGGTTTCGACCTCTATAACCGCCTTGCGCTTGCTCGAATGAAAGATGTTCTTCCATTAGGAGCTTAATCTAATGTAGGGGAGGGATGAAAGTCTCTCCCCTATTCTTATCTTATATAACAAAGGCTACCAACTAGGTAGAGCCGAAAAGGAGCCTGATATGTCTGTTTGGACAACTAAAACCCTTGATAGAGTCAGGGATTATATTGTGATACGCCATTCGCTCAGAGGAGTGAACCACAAAATTAACGGCGTTACATTTCGTGATGGTTATGCTGTAGTAGAAAAAAACAGTAAGACCTATGTAAATCTAATGAAAATGCCCGTTCTAAATAATTGTTTAGAATTGCCATTAATTAGTTTAAAAGATTTAAAATTCGTAAATCGTCCCTTAGATATTCAAAATGTCTATGGTAGAGATGTATACGTAACATTTCTCAAAGAATTAGAGAAATTTAATAAAGAGCAAAAAGAAGCTCAAAAGATTGAAACCGTAAAGAAGCATATTGAAGAAGGCATCAAATGTAAGTTTGTAGCTTCTTCTTCTAACAGTCTTTGCGAAAAGAGTGCTTTAGATTGTAGTCCTAGTGGTTTTTGTAAATACCATATTTTAGAAGATCCTCAGTTAGAATCTATGGGAATTGAAATTCCTAAGTTTATGACTAAGGTACAAAGATCTAAAGTAAAAGATGATGTTATTACAAAATTGCAAGAAATTAAACTAACATCTAAAAAGGTAGAAGAAAATGGCGAGATTGAGCAGAATTAAAACTAATCAAACTCCTCTATCTAAGTCTACTAATAAACTGTCAATAGCTATTGCTATTTTGACGTTGGCCACACTAGCTGCCAACATTGCGGTACTGGCTAAGATGATTCACTAATAGGTAGTTAACAATGAGCACTAAGTCTAATAGATCATCTGGAACACAACATACCCAGAGGGGCGTCAACCAAGGGAATGTCCTAGTTGATCCAGTCAGTGGTTTGCCAGTATCTGTTACGACTGATGGTACTGGTAAGAAAAGATTAGCTGTTGACGCTAATATTACTGCCCAAGATATTCAAGTCAATGTAAATTTAGATGCAAATGAAGATGAAGTAGCTGTAGCCGACCCAGATACTGGGGCGCATATAAGAGTAGAACCTGACGGCTCAATTAATGCAAATACAGAGATAGACGCTAACGATGGTGACAACATTGCCATCACTGGGCATCCTAATCAGATATTTGACGAAGCTGCGGATACTATTACTACTGCTGCATTTGAAGAAATTTACACATATACTTCTGCTAACTTAAATACAATGATTAGAAGTATTGAATGTACAGTAAGCACTCCAGCGACCATAAGATTAAAAATTAATGGAGTAATCAAGAAAGTATTAAGAACTAGTCCATTAGAAAGAAATATCAAATTCTTATTTGAAGATGATAGACCTCTTTCAACTGGACAAACAGTTTCTGTAGAAGCGCAAGTGGATAGATTAATACATGCAAGCTATGATTGCTTTACTTCATTGGAAGGGTATTTAAAATAATATGTTAGTTAAACTCAATAAACAACAAATGGAATTAGAGATTCAAGTTGGTGTTTTGGAAAACTACAAGCCCACCAAAGAAATTAAAAAATTAGAAAAACGAGTAAAAGCCCTTCGGGAATTAATGGACAAATTCATGGTTGAAAATGTCAAACCCGAATTAACTGAAATCGAGGAGCTTGTAAAAAAGCATAACGAGCAGTATATAGTTAAGGAGTAACAATGCAAGATTTTGGTTTATTAGTTGCTAGGTTTAATACTGGCACTCCCAACTACACAGCAGACAACGATTTAAGAGAATTACGAATAGACGCTGGCGGACGGGTCCATTCAAGATTGACTGACGACAGAGATGTTTCCATTCGATATTTCTTAGATGGCGAAGCTGTAGGAGTTGGCGATAGAGGCGTATTCATTCTCGGAAAAAATGATACAGATAGTAATTATCAAGCGTTAAGAGTAAACGATGATGGTTCTCTTTCTGTAAGTTTTAATGCTGGTTCAGATGTTTCTGAAGCTGCAGATAAAGCCAATGCTAATGACGGCGAAGTTGCTCTTAGTGTTGGTAACTGGGTTTTAGTTCAATCAAAAGTAGTAACCTCTGGTAAACTCCATGTTTCTGGATGGTCATTTGCTTCTGATAAAAATACAATTTTTCAATTAGCTTTAGCAGTTGCTGCTGGAGCGCCATTGAGAGCAGACATCACTGAAATTTTAGATAGCCAAATTAGCACCTCATCTAGACCTTCCGACCACGTATCTTATGATCGTGCATTGGATAGATCAGGTGGAGCTAACGTAAAACTTTGCGTATTTGCAAAACAGTTACAAAATGGCGCAGCAGGTGTTGGTCTATCAATGATGAATTTCTATACAACCACTTAATAAAGGTCAGTCATGCCTATTAGCGATTTAGACAATTTAGTTAATGCCGATCCTGCGGTTATTACTGGAGAGGATAAAGCGCACGGTGCGGCTGTAGATTCTGATAAGAATTTACACGTTGAAGTACATGGCAACGACCAAGCTGGCAATGATAAAACTCTAAGATTTGCAGATGAAGGTAGCGCCCATGTAGGATTTAATGCTACCATAGATTCAAACAACTATTCGGCTGGCACTCCAGTATCGGCTTATTTAGGAACACCATTAGAAAATTCTTTGGTTCCTGGTTCTGCTCTTCCTGCTATTCCAGGCGATACTTGGATAGCTGCTGGATGGACTCCTGTAAAAGACGTTTCTGCTCTAGGCTTTGAAGCTTTTTCATCAGCTTTAGGTAAGGGTTTCGCCCTTTGGAGCAGTGATGGCGGAGCTACACTAAGTCGTTATGAGGCTACTCTTTTTCAAGGTTCAGGTGCGTTCACAGATCCTCCTCAAGGTTCTACGCACGTAAGAATAGCTTTTCAAAATTTAAGTGCTGGATCAAATACTTTTAAATTAAATACTGTTTTAAGGTATCAATCACAGGGCCATTTCATGGCTCCTGTAAATGCGCCTTTAGATGCTTCTTTTCCTGCTGCATTAAGTAAATCTGTAATTACTGGCCAAAAGCCAGATTCTACATTTGATAATGTAAGAATTCAAGGATTAGAACCAACAAATAGTACAAGTACTCCTTTAAATGCAAGTGCTACTTGGAGAGGTTTGTGGTTTAAATGGCAGAATTCTTATTTAAAATTAGGAATTTCTGTTAATTCAGATGTATCTGGTAGTTTATGGATAGATTTTAGTGATGTTGAGACTCCTGTAGACGGAGATGAATCTAGTGTATCTACATCATTATTTTATGCTTATGATCCAGCAGTAGAAACTTTATTTAGAGAACAAGTTCCAGTACAATCTAAATGGGTACGGGTAAGATATACTAATGGAATTGCCGCTCAAGCAACTTTTACATTTAATAGTGTATTATTGAATGCCGACCCAGGTTCACTAGCTTTACAATTAAAAACATTGCCAGTAAGAGGACAATTGGTTTCAGTTGTAAGAAGTGTTCCAGCTTTGATGAATGCTGCTGGAAATGCTTTACAAGAAGTTCCTATTTCGTCTTTAGGAAATCCAAAGAATTCTATTGACGAAATACATGATGATATTTTAGTTGAGCCTTTAAGTAGTGCTCTAGCTTCTCAAACTGTAGTAGGAACAACAGCTACAAGATTAGACCCTTCTCCACTAGCAAACAGGAGAGTTATTAGTGTATCTAATGACGGCCCTGGTAGAGTTGCTGTGGGCCATTCTTCAGGAATAACTTTCGATTCTGGAAGTATTCGTATTCCTGTAGGCTCAAGTAAGACTTTCGGCGTTGATGCTGGAATACCATTTTGGGGAATAGTAGAAAATCTAGGCGGATCTCAAACTTTATTAAATAGAAATCCTGCCTCGGCTTCTGGAACAGCTACAAATCCGAATAATGCTATTAGCTCAAATAATAGTTATGCAAATATTACAGCAAATGCACAAACAGTAAATGCTACTGGTTTCACTGCGGGAACAACTAATCCTTTAGTTTCTGTAAGATTAGGAATTGAGGCTAACAAACAAGCCAGCCAAAATGAAACAGTGGCTTTCCAAAATAGCGTGACTGGTAATGCTGGTAACGTCGGTAGTGTTGCTACTTCAGCGACTATGACTGGAGTTAACGGCCATGTTTATATTGCGGCTATTAGTACTGAAAATCAAAATGCTACAGTAACTGGAATAGCTGGTTTAAGTTTAACTTGGACATTTTTACAAACAGTTACAGCAGGCGGAACTAGAAAAGTAGAAGTCTGGTATGCTGTTGGAAACGTATCTGTAACTACCAGCGTAGTAACTGCTAGCCTAAGTCAGAATGGAACTAATTCTCATATAGCAGTTTCAAGATATTCCAATGTAGATAATGTATCTCCTATTCAAGATTCGATTACTGCTACTGGAAACAATACTACTCCAACAACGGCGGCTTTGGCATGTACTAATAAAGGTATGTCATATTTAGCAGTAGTTTTTGGTAATAATACTATGACTGCTGGTTCTGGGTATACATTAATATCCTCAGAAAAAAGCGCAAGTGGAACTGTAGACGGTTTAGGAACAGAAAGAAAACCTATAACTTCAACGGGAACTGAAACTCCCACAGCAAACCTAACAGAGGGGTCAGCCAAATGGAGAGCTATAGGACTTACTTTAACTCCTGCTCCTGCAGTAGACCCAATTGTAACTCTTTCATACACTTTGAGTGCAGTTCCTGGAGCTACTAGTGCAAATTTAACTTTTAGTTCATCCAGTGATACTACTCAGTATGTAGATATTACTACTGATAGAGTTTGGGTAGTAGGAGACATTCCTAATGTGAACGTGATTGCTACTGGTCAAACAATCAGTGCTGCCGCAGCAAACATAGACCTAGTTTTCTTAGAATTAATTGATTCTACTGGAAGCTCGTCTAGAGTATCTGTATGGCAAGGCGCTAAAGCGGTAACTTAAATATGAATCCCTATTTTCAATCAGCAGACCTATCAGAAGATTTATATATACAATCTCTTTTGGGAGATGGTTCAGATGGGGATACCGTATTAACTTCAGGTACTACAAACCTTACTAGAACAATGTATTATAATAGTTTGAGCCTTTCAGGATCGGCTATTATTAATACAAATGGTTTTAGGATTCATGTAAGAAATGTATTAACCATTTCAGGAAATGCAGTTATTCAAAACCTAGGCGGTAATGGAGCTAATGGCTCTGGAACTGCGGCTGGGGGCGGCGGAACTCAAGCCCCAGGTATTGATTACGGCGCTGGCCAAGGAGGAGTTGGAGGCGGGAATGGCGGTAATAGTGGTGCAGGTACTGTTGGCGGATCTTCCGCCGCAGTAATTGGATATGGAGGCGCTGCGGGCGTTGGTGGAACTGGAGGAAACTCTGGTGGCGGCGCTGGTACAATTGCTGCTGGCACAGTAGGATCATACACATTTTATCCTGAAAAAATTATAAGAGTAGATCACTTATACAACATGGCCTATAAAATGGGCGGCCAAAGCGGCTCAGGCGGCGGTGGCGGTAGAGCATCTCTTTTAGCCAACGGTGGCGGAGGAGGCGGCGGTGGCGGTTCTGGCGGAGGCGTTGTAGTAGTATTTTGCGGAATTTTAAACAATCTAGGAACTCTAGGATTCTCTGTAAAAGGCGGAAACGGAGGTAATGGCGGTAATGCTACTGCTGGTAACTCTGGTGGTGGCGGGGGCGGTGGAGGAGGTGGCGGTGGATTTATATTCATAGCTGCTCTTAACATTGTAGCTCAAGGAACCATTTCTGTTGCTGCAGGCACTGGCGGGACTGGAGGAGCTAAAAACGGCTCAGGAACCGCAGGTTCAGCAGGATCGTCTGGAAGTTCAGGACATTACTTCATATATGAATTTAGAAGTAAAAAAGTATCGAGTGGTTAAATATGATACAGAATATTCTAGATCCTTTGGGGAATATTATAGGAACAGTAAATTTTCCACCTAATACTCCTGAAGCGACTATACAATCCGTTTTGTCTATATATTCTGTTAATAACCCTATATCAATTTCTACAGAAGTTATTGAATCACTAACTTGTAGTGCCACAGCTTCTACCACAACTGGCAGCAATACTCCAACAACTGTAGATAAAATGACCTTTACCCCTATAGCAGGAACGTATTTAGCGTTCTATAGTGGCAGTATTTACACTGGCGGAGCTTCTGCTCAGGGTGAATTTGGTATCTATAAAGATGGGGTACTGATAAGTGAAACTCGTAGAGATATTAGTTGTAACCTTCAATTACTTGGAGGATTGATTACAATTTCATTAAACTCTATTGGAGTAGGAACTTACACAGCGACTAAAATTTCATTGAATGGCAAAGAAACTCTAGATGTTCGCTTTAAAAGCAATAATGGAGGGACTATAGGTTTCAATGAAAGAAATTTTATACTACTAAAGGTACAGTAATATGTTTTCTATAGATTTTGAATGGAAACCATTTAATGTAGATTTAGATAAAGTAAATAAGTATTTTAAAAATAATTTATCTTCTGATTATGATGGATTAGTATGTAGAGAAAGTATTTTATTGGTAATGTTTAAAAATGATATTTCACAATCTGATAAAGATTTAGTGAATACTTATTGGGATCAACTTACTGAAGAATCTTTCTTGCCCACAGATGAAGAAAAATGGGCAGACATTAAAAAACAAAGAGTAATCTGTTTTCAAGAAACTGAATGGATTAAACTAAGACATAGAGATCAACAAGATAGAGGAATACCTACAACTCTAAGTATGGAGCAATATCAAGATTGGTTAGATTACTGGCAAGCTCTAAGAGATTTGCCTGAAACATATCCTAATCCTGATGATGTAGTATTCCCAGAACAACCATAACAAAGGAATACCATGAAAGAGTGGCTAGCTAAGATAGCAGTGGCCGCAATGGCAGCTTTGGCCCCCATCCATGCAGTGATGATTTCTGTGGGCTTTTTGATAGTAGCAGACCTTGTAACAGGTATAGTAGCAGCAAAGAAAAGGGGCGAAAAAGTTAGCTCCGCTGCTATGAGACGCACAGTATCAAAAATATTAGTATACCAATTAGCTGTAATTAGCGGATTTTTATTAGAACATTACCTTATGGGCGATATTATGCCAGTGGCAAAGCTCGTAGGCGGTGTTATAGGAATGGTAGAATTTAAGTCTATCCTGGAAAATAGTAATACTATTGTAGGTACTGATATTTTTAAAAGTATACTACAAAAATTAGGTAGTGAAAACGATAAGAAGGAATAAGCTATGGCAGCAGTAATTTCACCAGTAGCGGGCACTAGAACAGAACCTAAAGACGGTTATTTCTTCGTGCGTGGTACGACTGTTACTTTTAAAGTAACTTTAATAAATAATGAAGTTCCTGTAAATGTTGACACTATGACTATTCCTGTAGCTAGAATTTTACAGCCTAAATTTTTAAATGATTCAGCTTCCCCAGTTCCAGTTGTACTAGCTTCCTTAAATGGTAGTTTAGTTGCTGGACAACAATTTGAATATCAATTTACATGGGATATTCCTGCCAATTTAACTCCTCTAGATGAATACATCATTAGCTATGAGGGAGTTCTTGGCGGCCAAAGCCTACAATTTGGAGATGAGTTTTTTACTGTTAGTGCAGCCGCAGGTCAGATTGGTCTAAAGACCCCTGCTTATGCTACTGTAAATGACGTTAGAAAAAAGAAATTCAATATTGATGATTATATGCCGCCAAGCACTAGAAGTGATTTGACGGCAAGAAATAACATAATTGAAGATCATTTAAGGGATGCTGCTAACAGATTAAGAGAAGAATTAAATCTAGCTAAGGCTAGAGGTATGAGCGAGAACTACAGACTATTCTGTATTTATTATGCTATCTATACGATTCTTCTTGCTTCAAGGGGCGAGGACGGTTCTAGTGTATCCGACCAGAATATTTTATTTTGGCGTGGAGAAGCAGAAAGAATATTAGCCCAAGAAAAACGTAAGTCAGTAATGCAAGGAGTCCCTATCGGGAGAGGTTAACTATGGAAAAATATTGTAAAAAATGTAATACAATAAAATCCATAAATAATTTTGCATTATGTAAAAGAGACGGATATCAATCTTTTTGCAAACAATGTAAATCTGATTATCAAAAACAGAATAAAGACAAAAAATTAATTTGGCAGCGAAAATATAGAGAAAATAATAGAGATTTTCTTAGATCAAAAAGAATTGAATACTATTACTATAATCATGATAGAGAATTAAATTATAAAAAAGAATATTGTAAAAATAACAGAGAAAAGCTTAGAGCTGCATATGCAAAAAGAAGATCTGCGAAGTTAAAAGCTATACCTAAGTGGGCAGACTTAAGTAAAATTAAAGAAATTTACAAAAATTGCCCTAAAGGGTATCATGTAGATCATATAATTCCTTTACAAGGTAAAAATGTAAGCGGTTTACATGTTGAATATAATTTGCAATATTTAACTCCTAAAGAGAACTTGAGTAAAGGAAATAAACTCAAATGAAGATTTCTCTAGAAGCAGATTTACGGATCATAGAGGATTTTGATTCTTTTCAAAAAGCAATTAGAAAAGAAGTTATCGAAAACGGCGTAGATGCCGCCCTCAATCAATCTCTAGAGGAATTGAAAAATACTCTCAAAGATATAGTCAATAAAGGGACGGTTCCCGAAAAGAAGGGAATAATCACCAAAGAAGAGACGGAAGAACATACTATAAAGATCCCAAAATCAGATGAAGAAATCCTCAAATTTCTCACTGGAGTGGATGTAGATAAAGTTAATAAGAATAAAGATTTTACTTCTGCAGTAGAATCTAACGTAGCTTTTGTAATGAACAAAAAAAACAAGCAGCTAGTTAGATATCGAATGAATATGGACGCCAATGAAACATTTGACGACCATTATAATAAAGCAAAAAATTTTTATAATCAGGCTTTATTCGTATTTGCTGATGGAGCAGGTAATACTAAGTATTATGCTAATCCAGGAATAGATCTTAGTCAGTATGTTAAAGTAGTATGTTCCAGAGAAACTGGAGATACAAAGAAGTCTAGAGATAAGTTTGAACTTCATAGAGATCGAAGAGGTTATGCCGATTGGGCATTAAAAGCCGAAGTTCTTAGAACTATTCAAAGTAGTTTTATTGACGTATCTAGTATAATCGACGAGATCAAAGATGGGGACTTTGAGGAAGCTAAAAGAATCTCCTCGACTACTCACAAAAATCTTAAAAGAGTATCAGAATTTGAAGAGAAAATAGATAGTCTCAGAACTAGAGATAAATTAACTCCTGGGATTACTGGTTATACCAACACTGTAACTCTTATAAGAAATTTAAAGATTCTAAAAAAAGTTCAAGAAGATAAAGTTACTTATGAACTCATTTCAGACTATTCAGGAGAAGGCAACGAAGTTGGTTTTTTCGATGAGATAGAAAGAAATGTAGCTCTCTGGGTGATGACTAACGAAGACAAGTGGTTTCAAGCCATTGTCATGGCAGCAGCCAAGGTTATAAAGAACTTTGAGGGTAGATAAATGTCTAGACGTATATTTAGAGATGTAGAAGAAGCATTATCTAGAGAAGTACGAAGAATTACATTTCATAATTCCAGAACAGTAGAACAAGTAGTATTAAAAGATACTTTTGATCCTTTTACTGGAGAAATTGTAGAGCTTCCTATAGAAGCAGATTATTATGATAGTTCTGCTGATACTAAAGCAATTCAGTATCCTCACTTCTTCATAAGATTACTTAAAAGCCGAGAAGACCGATTCTCTGGCCGAGTCGTACCTCAGTATGGCAAATGGATTGAGTGCCAGGTTGGCACATCACCAAAAGCTTTTGAAATCATAGTTTCAGGATCAGACGGAGTAATTTCCGCCCCTGGCAATGAATTTAAAACAACCTTATTTAACATAAGGAAAGTTCAAGTAGGCTATCTATTAAGACTCCTTTCTGGAAACAATAAAGGAACTTATAAGGTAGATTCTATAACTGTTAGTAATAGTGGATTACATTCCATTTTTGTAAGCAGTGATATTATAGAGAACTTACCTACTTCTAATTTTAATCCTACTTCTAGAGAACTTATTTTTACAGAAGCTGTAGATTTAAATACTTTAGTTGTTGGAGATAATTTTGTTGATTCAGCGATGGCGTCGTTTCCGATCACTGCAATCAACATTAACGCAAGCTCGATTACTTTAGGAGGCGTAGGAAACCCAAGTACTGCATCTGGCGGTAAGATTACCCGAACAGGGGATATCTTCCAAAATATGGAACCAAGCTTAGTCCGATTCATAGTGATGGACCCTTCAAAGCCCGTACAAGCATTAGG